CGAAAAAGCTGGAAGCCGTCCGAAAAGTGATCGAAAAAATCTGACAAAAATCTTACAGTTTTCTGTAAGTCTCGCAATATAAGGAAGAAAAACGGCCTGTCAAGCCGGAGGTCGCGAGTTCAAGTCTCGTCAGTCCCGCTCTCTAAAAAGCCTGTTTGTCGTCGATAAAAAGACGGACGCAGGCTTTTTTATTTGTGTTCATTGTATTGGATAATTTGATGTAATTCGCAAATGTATGCGACAAAATTCGTACAAAATTCGTACAAAAAGACGGAGGTTTATTGCTCTATAAGATTGATTGAAGTTGAAAAACGCTGATGCGCCACTTCGGTCATATCCAATCCGGAAGCCATCCGGACGAAATAGGTGTTAGTATCATCATTGAACAAAAACGGAACGTCCAATGAAACGATGTCGCGCATGGTAATCAGGTCATCCTTAAAAGATGAAGATATGTTGGACCATGTAAGCGTCCAGCTTTTTTTCGTATCTGCAAGCCGTTGCGCGTATTGTTTGCCGGAATAGGCTTCGTTTATGTTTGTCCTGGCGTTTCTGCTTTCGGCAATGGATGTGTCCGGCCGTGTGTCGAATGTAAGCTGTTTCAAAAACAATGCTTCTCTCATATCACTCATTGCACCGCCCCTTGCATAAAAGAACCAATACTGACTTGAACCAGAGCCGACTGATATTGTTGAAACATCCCATCCAATCGGTAGCGTTGCTTGCAAATTGATGGTTAGACCTGTCGGGCTACTTCCATCACTCGAGCTTGATCGATAAAAAGAAAATCGGTTCGATTCTGAAGTGCCTGAATAGACCGCAAAAAAGTCCAATGTTTGAGCAGAACCGAAATTGTAACGAACCGCATCATCTGCATCAAAATCCGCACCCAAAGATGTGCTTCCATCCATTAAGCTCTGTTCATTTGGGATAGAATCGGAAGCGGTGAATCCACTCGATTCAGTTCCATCGGCAAGCGTTATATCATCAAATGGAACAGGCGAATAAGCGAAATACATCAGACTTCTTCCAATGTTAAGGAAGTCGAATATCTATTGAATGCGACTTCAGTCATATTCAGTCCGGTGAGCCGGCAGTACCAATAATCCGAATCGTCATAAAAAAGAACAGGATGCAGATCGCCGTGCGTTGTGTTCTTCATCGTTTCCAGCGTTGTTTTGAACGTCGAATCGATGGAAGTCCAATTTAGTGTGAATACCTTTTTCGGCGCGTGCCGCCTTACGGATCGGAATCTGCTGCCCGGCGTTGTGTTGTCCGTGATGCCGTGCTTCGCTGCGTAAGTAATCCCCATATCCGGCTCAAAGTCGAATGTCGTTCTCTTACCGATTAAAAGTTCAGTAAGATTTGCTACTGTTCCCGATGAAGACCGCAAAAACCAATATCTTTTTGTGGCTTCCGTGAATGTCCCGACAGTCCATCCTTTTGAAAAATTAGCAGTAATATCTTCTACGTTGTTATGATCGCTGGAATTGCTGTTTGCACTTGCATACAGAATAAGATCATTTGTTTCGGCTGCTGAAAAATAAACAGCTACCGTATCCGCCGCCTTTGCGCTGCCAAGATCAAATCTGATTGTGTCCTGCGCCCCGAATGACGAAATTGCTTGATATACATTTTGATCGTTAATTCTTTCCTCGTTTGTTACGGATGCAGATGCGCTGAAATTGAACGTGCCAGGGAAATATGTTCCATCTTCACGAATTGCATTAAATAAATCAATCGTATCGTACAGAATCCACATTATTTTCTGATTTCCACAGCAGTAAAAGAAGCTGCGTCCGTTGTCTTTTGTGTTTTTGTAATCACGAAGATTTTCCCGGAATAGCTTTCACCGAAAAACTTTGATGTCGGCGCGTCTGAAAATTCCACCACATCGCCGATTTCCATTGTCACTGCAAATTTGCCGAATGCTTTTCCTGATACAAGTATCCCGACATCGCCTAAAATGCCGTCATAATATCCGGCCCAATTATCGTTTGTGTTGTCTGAAGATGGATCGGCAGAGCTTGATACATTCGCCACAAGTGCATCCAGTTTCACTTCCTTTGTATTTTCTTCTGTCTGAATGTTCCAGTCCGTACGAGCCGATGAATTCGTGAGTGTTGCCGAAGTCATGTGTCTATCTTCTGCCGGATGCCTTTCGGAATGCAGTTCCCATTTTGTAATTAAACTTGAAAAATCTGTATGTGAAATGCTGAGATCGGAAACATCATGCTTCGTTAAGGTGTGATCTGCTGATGTGCCTGACTTATTCGGCAGATACCAATACCGCATCGTTCCGTCCGGGCGGTACATGAATACAAATGCGCCTTCCTTTTGAAGTTTATTAAGCACATCCCCTAAGTCTTCCGGCTCTAAAAGCCAATACCTTATATTCCATCCGCTTCGTGCCGTATCAAGTGCAGACCATCCCGTTATATTTCCATCCGAATCATCAACGCCGGCGTATCTTTTCAGGATGTCCCTGTGTGCTTCCTGAATTGTTGTGGCTGCACCGCTTCCGCCTGAGTATGATTTTGAAATTCCATCCATGCCGGAATAAAGGTGTTTGATTTTGGAAATGAAATCCATGCCGGATTGGATATTGTCATTATCTAAGGCGACTTCTACATCCACAAGACAGCGCACATCCTTTAATTTCATAGATGCAGTTGCTGAAGCACTCGCGCCCGTAGCCACAAGTTTCAATTCACCCTCAATTTCAATATCCTGCAATCCTGAGTTTGCTTTATACAGCGTTATCATATCGGCTGATTGATCTGAGCTTTCCGAAAATGTTCCGCTTGATCCGGATATTGTATTGTTTGTCCTTATTGTATCTGCCGGCGAAGTGCTGCCTGCCTGAGAATAGGAAACATTGTTCCAATTCACCGTCAAAGCAGCGGCTTCTGCGCCGGTTCTTGTCCAGTCTGCTTCGGTTGTTATTTCCCATTTGATTGACGTTACTTTTCCGTCAATCTGCGGAAGTTTCAATTTTATTGTTTCCGTGTCGTAATATGTTCCTGCACCAGTTGTTGTGCCGTCAGTTATTTCAAGCGTTACTGTTGCTTCTGTACTCGTGTCATCTGCCGTTGGCGTATCGTAAGCATTCGCCGCGCTTGTCCATCCGCCTGCGTTAGTTGTTGCTTCCGGCTTGAATTTGAATGACCTTCGTATCGTATAATAATTCGTCAGCACATTATCGGAATCATAAACTTCTGTATCATTGTCGAATACGGATCCGCTTGTGGATGTAACTGGAAAAAATCTGTCTAAATTTTCATCGTAATAATGCAAACGTCCGTCCGGCGTTCCGTCTGCTGAATTATCCCTCGGTGCAAGCGACATCATCGTAATATGCTGCACGCGGTCCACCGGCATAGGAAATAATGTTTTCCCTGTCGAATAGTCCGGCGATGCAGATGTGCTTGTGTTCGGCGTGAATCCGCCGTATGCAACAGGCTTGTATCTTTTGGACGTTGTGGCAGTCGTGTTGGGAATGGAAATAAAATCCCAGGGACGCTTTGCCTTTATCGATATATTGATCTTGTCCGCCGTGTGCGACATCTTCTCAATCCTGCCCTGATATATCTGAAGCACAACGCCGATTGCATCCCAGTCCCGGTCTTCGTCTTCCCAGTTCGTTGTGAGTGTGTCCCATGTATCGGCAGGCGCGTCTTCCAGATAAAGATATATCTTGCAGTCCTTATTGATATATTTATTCGTGCCGCCGAAAAGTTCTTCCGAAAAGTCCGCACCGTTATATTTGAAATTCGCAACGGATAAAGATATGTTTGATGTGGATGCTTTTGATTCGGCAAGATTCATCGCATCCCGGATGGACGGTTTGTTTAAGACCGCCCCGTAATACGGCGTGCCTAAATAGTCGATGTCCTCAAACGAAAGCCCGACATAATTCGTGGAATCGTAATATAATTGTATCAGCCATGTCGCTTTGACCGGCCGGTGTAAGGCTTCATCCCAAGTTGATGGAAGTGTCAGCATTAAGCAAGGTTGTTTCGCTGTGCTTTTTCAATCGCAGGAATAATGGTATCTATCACAGTGTCATCTACAAGCGGCGCGGAAATGTTTAATGTGATGCCGCCCTTCGGTCCGGATATGTTCGGACTGCTCAAAGGTTCGACCTGAACACGCTCGCGTCCGCCGGGATTGTCGCCTACTATAATGGCCTGCGGGCCGGACGTAACGAAGTCGCCGCCTTGTGCGAAAGAAATACGTTCAATAGCAGATCCCATTGCAGATCCAAAAGCAGCACCGCCGGCAAGTGCCAAAGGTGCGGTCAGCCATGCTAAAGGACCGGAAGTTTCCAGCATGGATGCAATCCATTTAGAAACTGCCTTCTGAATTTCGGCAGATATGAAAGCTGTTGCTGCCCTTTTTGCCGCCTCTTCCGCCGCACCTAAAGCATCTGAAGTAGATGTAATTGAAGATGCTGTCAATATGGAAGCCGCAGCCGCCTGATTCAGATTGTCCTGGAATAATTCCCATCCCTTATTTGCGTCATCCGTTTCATTATTGACAAGCCCCATCGCTTCGGCAAGTTCAGGATATTGTTCTTTTAACTTTTCTATCCATTCGGATTCTTTTTCGCTTTGAGCGACACTTTCACGCTGCTTTTGAACGAATGCGTCGTATTCAGCATTCTCTTCAGATTTTGCACCGATTCTTTCTATAACGCCATCCTTGAGTGCTGCGGTATAAATTTTTTCTGCTTCGGCTGCTGTCAATCCCATCTTATTGATTCGCCACGATGCTGCTTTCAAAAAAGCCTGGAATTTTTCCGATCCTTTTGTGCCTTCCTCAAACATTGATTCCAATTCTTTTTTCGTGGACTTAACTTTTTCCCTTTGTTCGGCATCATCAAGCTGAAGGAAACTTCGTTCGCTTAATTCCTTCATTTCATCATTCAATCCTGCAATTTCGCCCTCTGTTGTTGAAAATACACCTGCAAGTTCAAGCATTTTACCAATAGCAAGGCCAGCACCAACTATTAATGCACCCCATCCCGTTTTCACAAGCGTTGCCTGAAATTGTATTGTTCTAACTTTAGCCAACAATGCCGCGCTGTTATATGCTGCAAACGCTATCGTAATCCCGGCAACACCGCGCGCGAAATCCTGCATTGTTTTCAAGTTTATTGATTCAGCGATTTCTTTTACAGCGTCAGCAGCCTTAGTAATTGCCGGTGCTAATAGTTCACCAATGTCCTCACCGACATCACCAATGGCATTATTCATTTGGTCTATTGATCCAGCCATTGTGTCCACGATAGCCGTTGCCTGACCGCCGAAAAACTTTGTCATACCTCCGACAATAGAATCAAGCCGTTCTGTGCTTCCAGCCGCACCTTCTGCACTTACACCGTATCTGGCAAGTGCATTTGTGCTTGATCCTACCGATTTACCGACAAGATCGGCGGCTTGAACCAAGTCCATTCCCTTTGCCGCCGCCAGATCAAGCGTTGCGATTGTTGCTTTCTTTAATTGTTCTTCATCCTTGATAAACATTGCAAGCATCGCCTGTGCCTGAATGATCGTTTCATCGCCGAAAGTTGTAACTTGCTGAAGTGCGGAAGCCTGTTCCTGAAGTGCCTTGCTATTTTTTCCCAGAGCCGTTTCTAATTTTTTTACTGCTAAAGTTTGTTCACGTTCTAAAGCAACAACGGATTTAATAGCATTGATGATTCCCCTCGCAGCGAAAAATCCGCCGGCTGCCGCCATTGCTGACTTGCCGAGGCTCTTCATTTTATTATCTACGCCGCCGAGGCCTTTTTCCGCTTTTTTCGCGCCCTTTAGTCGGACATTTAGGTCTATATTTTTAGCCATTGTTCTTAAATCTCATGATTGCGTTTATTTCCTTATCAATGATTGTGAAGCATTCCAAACGATGTGCTGAAGCGTCATCCAGATTCCCAAGCGAAACGCCGAACCTTTGCACATAGTTATATTCCTGAATCACTTCCCACATCCAATCTTCCACAAGAAGCGAGCAGTCGCAGAGTAGCGGCGCAAGATGGTATAATTGCTGGCCCGTTGTCCATTTGCCTTCCATTGCTTGTTCGAGTTCATTCCAGATGTCATCTACACTTTCAATTTCAATCTCGGGATATTTCCCTTTTTTATTAACCAAGCCCCGAACCGTATAAGGAAGGGATGCGAACAAATCAGGCGGCTTCGGCACGCCTTCGTGCCATAGCCACACAGAAAGGCTCAGGGCTTGGATTTTTTTTCCGTCAAGCCAAGATAAGCCATGAAACACGCCTGAAGCAGCGCGTCCACCTCTGTCATTTCGAGATCGGCAAGGACAGATTCATCAATGCCTGCAATGTCGGACACCTTTGCCAGCAGATCGTAATATCTGCCGACATCCATTTCGCCCTTCCACCACACTTCCGCATTTATTGCGTGCAGTTCGCGCCTCTGTTTGTAGCTGATGTCCCGGATGTCCCATGACTTATTTAGTGCTTCTATCTTCATCCCTTCCGCCTTCCTTACGATGCCGTTATGGAAACAATGTTGTCGCTTGTGCTTGTAGAATTCCCCACAGCAATAAACGGCAATGTCTGGATCATGTGAGATCCTCCGATATCGATCGCAGCTTCATTTATCGCAACCAACGGAACGCTAACTGTGAAACCGCTTGATTCCTGAATGTTCAATGCGCCAGTCCCGGAATGAAAACTTGCAATCAAATCGTATGTTTCAGCATCCATTTTTGCTGAAAGCGATCCGGTAACATCCATTGCGCCTGTCATTGCGTATCCATACGGATCGAAATTGGTCGTATCCTTGTACGAAACACGTTCCACAGATCTTGAAACACCGAGTTCCCAGCTATAAAGCATGAGAGCATTTGATGCAAGCGTTGTGGAATTTGTGAGCGATCTGATGTTTTTTGCGCTACCTGTGTCATCTGTGGATGAAGACGGTGTAAGCGATGTATGAGACGGCTGGTATGCTGTCATCAAATTGATCGTAACCATTAAGTCGCCGCCTTCACTTCCTGTATCTTCCGTAAAAGATATTCCCGTCGCCACGCATGATTTACAAACAAGATCACCCTTGCTGTCATCATCGCTTTGTCCGCCGTTCTTGAACAAAACTGTCATCTGTGATGTAGATGAAGTTCCGTCCGTGTACGTTGTCGGAAAAGAATACTCCCCTGTAAGCGCGTGTGCTGAAGATGAATCTTCAAACATAAGCTGGCAGGCGCGAGCTATGGATGAAACCGTGCCTCTAAGCGTAAGGTCAAATGTATAAACCTTAGTATCCGGCCGGTGATTCACCTGATTGGAAAAGTTTACAGCCGCCCCTGTTCTCTGCGATGCAAGTTCAACCGGTGAAGCAGACTCGGGCAGCGAGAATGATGTAACCTGAGGCTTGTACCATGTACCACCCACAAGTGTCGCAGTTCCGAATGTTGCTTCCACGCCGAGATAGACAATGATGTCTTGGGAAGGCTGAAACTGAGTATCGTATGCCATTAGTCAGTCTCCTTCTTTTGTTTTTGTTTTGATTCTTCCAGATGCGCTGCGATCTCTTTCGGAACAACAGTAATCTCTACTTCGCCGCCATCTAATAAAATCTGGTGCTTGTGAGGACTGCCGATTGTCCAGAAATTGACCTTCGCCTTTGCATAGGAAGATTTTGCTTTGTATTTCATGAGATTACCTCCGTGTTAATACATTCAAAGGTCATATCCGCCCTCTGAATGTCGGGCTGCTCTTCGTCTTCGAGATATGATATTCCCGAAATTTTAGCCTCCTGCCATTTGTAAGATGAGGGCGAATAATTCGTGTTATTCATAATAAGTCTTTTCACACGCTCTGCGCGTTTCGTTAAATGTGATTTAACATTCTCAAATTTGCCGGGCTTCTGCATTATGTACGATATAATGATCGTATAATTGCGTGTCTGTGCGCTGTTCAATAATTCAACAAGGTCGTCGCCGTCCGGCGTTAATACGAAGGATTCCGTTCCCTTCGGTCCGTCCCAAGACACAGGAAGATTGAATTCCGCTTCCAATAGCTTTTCGAGACTATCCATAACTGATAGAATTGAGTTTGTGTAACTCATTGGTAAATGTTCCCAGAGTTTGAGTTCCGTGTTCCAGTAGCTATTACGAGTTTCCCAAGTATATCCCATGAATTCATATTATCTCCATAATTGCGCCGTCTTTATTTCAGCATTCTCAGCCGGCTGGCCGTTTAATTCCACTTCCCATTCGTCTGAAGACGACAGCAAACCGGCAGAAAATCTGACGTATGCGCCCGATCCGATATAATCCCATCCGCCCGTTACGGTTTCCGCGTCTATAATCTTGGAAATCTTGATCCCCGTGTCATCGCGTCCCCATGACGAATATGTAACGGATGAAGCGGATCCCGCTGCCAATGTTCCGCCTGTCTGAATCTGCACCTTCAGGATGTCCCAATCCGTTGAAGGCGTTCCCTTCCAATCGACAATGCCTGAAGTCGTGCTGCCGTTTATGCTGACTTCACGCACCTGAACAGCCTGGAATTCCGCTTCATTCCACAAATGATACTGCCCTGCTTTGAGCAAGTCTAAAGTTCCAAGCCCTGTTTCCGGGTCAATGATTTTCTTTTCAAGTTCATCCGCAAGTTCTGCATTCATCGGGCTAACCAATGCAGCGCATGTGAGCGTCGCATTTGCGTTAATAATGAGCCAATCGTAATCCCGTGAGGAAGCTGACTGGGTCCCTACGCCTTTTCGTTTCAGGATCGGACGGCCGACATAACTTCGGATGCGTTCTGCCTGTTCGTTGTTTATTCGTGTTTTAAGCGTTTCCCAGTCCACACCGGCTTCCATGCGTTCTTCATTCGGATCCGTTGTGAGGTAGAAATAGACCACATCGGCAGCAGAATCGAAATACCATTCATCTGTCGCGTCCACATCGCCCAATGATGCCTGCGCCGCACCGAGTTCGCGTCCGTTCTTGTAAAGCATAGAAATAAATCCAGACGAATTCGCCCGGTACACATTCCCGGAATGCGTTTCCCAGTCGGTGATTAAATTCTTTTGATCGTACGCGCCAAGATCAGGAACGATGGCGATCAGGTCTGTGTTGGTGTTGGAATAACTAACGTCGTATGTACTCATGATTTTCCTAAATTTTCAATGTTTACCAGGACAGGAATGTCCATGTCCTGAATTGTTTCAAACAGCGTTACAAGTTTGGCAATGTCTTCCTCGTTCATCTTGTCCGCTAATATGTCCGTGAGGCTTAAACTGTCCGAAAGCCCTTTGATGACTTCAATCTGTTCGCCGAGCGTCATTTGTCCCATACTTCAAAATGCACAAGATCATCAAACTTCTGATCTGTTACCACTTCATTGTCCCTGTCCCAGTTTCCGCCCCAGCGAATCGCCACTTTTTGGCGGTCGGCTTCCTGCATCACACGCCCGGCCATGAATACGAATTGATCGGTGTTCTTCCAGTCCGGCACGGGATACGGCGCAATGTCCACAGCTTTTCCTTCGATATGTTTCGACTTCATTGTCTTCGATGCGCCTTTTTTGACAAGTTCCTTCTGCCTCGCTTCGGTCCGGATTCCTTCAAGAATCGTGATGTCGTAATGCTTCACGACCTCGTTCAGTACGTTCCGAAGTTTCACATCCACGCCTCTGAGGCGTTCTTTTGATCTTGTTCCGAATGAAGGCATTAGATCCGTTTCTTCAGTTCGCCCAGCCAAACATCGTCTAATTTCGTTTTCGTGGATTTCACATATTTTTCCGCCAGGCTTAAAAAGAGTTCCTTCAGGAATGCTTCCGAAAGAAATGCCTTTGTGCCTTTAACTATCCACGACCTTACGAACGGGATGTATGCTGCGCCGCCAAGTGCGACAAGTGTTCCAAGTATTGTTTTCCAATTTGCTGTTAAAAATTCCATGTTATTATTTCCTTATTCCGAAAAAGCCCAAAGCAAGACTGATAATAACGCCAAACACAGAACCCACAGTTTTAATACGAGTGAGTTCATCCTTGTTTCGATAGACTTGCTGAAAATGCTTCTCATTTGTTTCAAATTTCTCTTTCATCCATTTAAGATCAGTTTTTATTTCGCTTACGTCTTCGCGAAGTTTGTCGCGGTATTCATCGACTGCCTTCTTATTCATTTCTTATCTTTCTCTTGAAATATCTCACTTTTTCACCTTTTTGAGATAATCACCCGTTGTGTCAATTTCATATTTTTCAAGAATTTCCACGGGCGAAAGTGTTTGTAAATCCATCTCGCTAAGATTGTCTGCCACCCATTCAAGCAGTTTGACATCGCTCGTGGATTCGACATACTTAATCCGCATTCCGTTGCTTGTGCTACTTTCCATCCATTTTACCCTTTATCCAATTCAAGTCATCCCTCACATCATTGATCGCTTCCTGCTGGCGTTCATATCTTCTGTCGGCGGATTCGGCAAGATCGTCTGCAATCTGCTCAATCCTGTCATCGCTCTTATTAAATCTGTCAATCAGTTTTACCACAATTTCGTAATTGTTTTTTCCCTGCTGATACAAGACTTTCTGAAGGAATGTGATGAGACCGCCGAAGATCGCCAGTAATGATAGGATGATCTTTTCATCCACTATTCACCTTCAGAATCTTTCTTTTCTTTAATCGCCCTTTTATACGCATCAATCAGAACATTGATTTCGTTCAGGCTCTGCTCAAGCCGTGCCTTTTCAGCTTTCAGTTGTTCGAGGCGTTCATTCATTTTCAAGTGCCTCTACTTTTGCGGAAAGTTCTTGGACTGCTTTTACAAGCATGGCGATTATCGGTCTGCCATTAAATCCCCAATTCCAATCAGGATTGCCTTCATCGTCTAATGCTCGTTCATATACCGCTTCTTGATATTCAACTGCTTCCTGTTTTACACTTGGAATTTTATCCAATAAGTCCTGTTTTGTATCGCCAGAATTGTATTCAAAACCATAAGAATCCATAAATGCTTTGATTTCATCTTTGGTATTCTCATCTGTTGGAAGTTCGCCTTCTTTCCATTCGGCTAATTCCTGTGCTTGTATTTCAGGTGAGACAAGATTCATCTTTTCTTCTCTCGGTGCAGATTCTGGCAAGTGTTCAAAGACTTCTTGAGCGAAAAATCCTAATTGTTTAGTGCTGTTTTCATCGTTCTTCCAAGAGAAATATCTCGGAGTAAGATTCTGAATAACACTTAATCCTTCGGCAATTTCGCCTAAATCATTTTTCAATCTTGAATCTGATGTAGAGACCAGATTTTTAGACCCATCTGTTTGAACATCTGAACTTGCAGTAAGTCCCGGTATATTGATGTTGCCGTCACAAACAACAGTCATTAACCTATTACCACTAACATCATCCAAGACTAAATTATTTACATTAGCATCATCTCCAGCTTTAATGTATAACCCATGTCCATCGGTAGCATGAGTATTTCTTATTTGTGCGATGTAATTTGTAGTGCTATCTTCAACATATAATGCTACTGTTGAAGATGGTGTAGTCCCGATACCGACATTTTCCTTAAATTCGACATTGCCTGATGAGTCGATTTGAAAGAAATCTGTACCGGGAGCGGCATCGTGAGTACTTGAACCACTACTCCTCGCTATTGTAAACCTATCAGAACCATTCCAATCTCTACCCATATACCATTCTGTCTGTCCTGTTGGGTCTAACATATAAGTGCCAAGTCCACGCATATTGGATTCTTCGGTAGAAGCTATCATAACTATTTCAGCATTACTGTTTCCTACCCCATATCCTTCTAACCATAATTTTGCTTGGGTACTTGTATTTTTAATATACAGCTTATCATTCCCACTACCTTCAATATGTAATTGTGCATTAGCATCAGGACTCTCCGTACCAATTCCCACCGCAGTCGTCCCCAAGCTCAATGCCGAGGCAGTTCCATTGCCATCCACTACATAGTGTTCTGTTGCTTCTATACCATCATCATCGCCGATGTGTAGAAGCTGAGTGTATGTGGCGGAAATTGAGTCGCCTGTTAAATCTGTGTTTGCCGCCATTTATTTCTTCGCTTTCTTTTTCTTTTTCTTTTCGTTGCCTTCAGCGTCGCATTCGACGAATCTGTCCTTCAGGCTTCCGAGATCATGAAGCACCGGATCGTAAACGATGACTTTTCCGTTTGGCTTTTTGAAATACATATTATTTCCTTTCTTTTTAGCGGATCGAGGCGGCAGCAAGCCGCCCCGAACCAATACAGACGTTTAGCTTACGTCGTGAAGCATGTAAACGCCGAAGTTGTCGTATATTTCGACCGCTGCGGCATTCAGGACACCGACATACTCGGTGGCGCGTGCCGAAGCATCGCGCTGCTCTTCGATTGAGATCGGACCGCTAAATCCGAAGCCCATTCCCATAGCACCCTTTGAAAACATACCGGCTGCTGCATCGCCGCCGGAAGATACGTCTTCATCGATTTCTGCTGACCAATACACATCTACGCCTGCGACACGGCCCACGAAGCCGTTTGCAAGTGCTTCAGCAGATGTCGGATTGTCCGCCATCTGTGATCCGGAATTGGTATTGATGAGAAGCTGCAAGAGTCCCTTTGAACTCCACACGCCTTTCGGGCTTAATACCAGGTTATACGGCATTGCCGCCCCGGCTGCATGAAGCTGACGGCTTGCGCCGAATACATGCGCCAAAGTGAGTGCTGTGCCGGCTGATGATTCTGTCTGCGAGAAGCCGCTAAAAAGCGAAACGAGTAGATCGTCTGCTTTTAAGGCAAGCTCATGACCGATAATCTGTCCGACATCGCCCGTCAAATTCTGAGGGCTGGACTGCTTTGCCAGATCAGTAATGTCAGAACGAACGATATATTCCGCAATCGTCGCCTGTGCTTTTGATACTGTTCTGGTTGTGGTTGTTGAGTAATCCGTTCCATCCGTACCGCTGCCTACATTGGAAGACGCAGGCGCGCCGTAATATGGAAATGATACTGTACCTGATCCCTTCGGTGCAGATGCGCTCGTTACCAGTGGAATCATTACACCGGATTCCTGAAACGCTATAATAGCGTCAGCAAGAATTTGTTCACCGGCCTGAATATCAGATTTTTTTGTTACTGCCATGTTAATCCTTTATGATTTTTCCATGTTCATCAAAATTGACACCAGAGAAATACTTTTTAGCCGGCGGTTTCAAGCCACGCGTGCTGCGGTCGTAACGCTCTTCCATCAGATCGACCATATCCATCCGGTCCGCTTTCGATCCGTAAATCTCAACGTCCGGCTGGCCTTCAGAATCGGTCTTAACAACAATATCGTCGTTTGGATCAACGTCCACGCCTGCAATCGTGTCTTTTTTGCCATCAACTATCAAATATATTTCCCCAAATAGATGTCTTCTGCTGCTCGTCGCGCATCTTCTTGTATCCTTTCGGATCCTTCAGCGCGAATTCCTTCAAGGATTCGTATCCGCCGAAGTCGCCGCTTCCGGGCTTCCCGGTTTCGACCTTCAACACGCGAGTTGCGACTTTATCTACATGCGCCTCTAATTTTTCAAGGCTCATGTCTTCATAGATTGCACGGTCATCTTCCGGCAGTTTCGCAAGAAGCGTATCCCTGCGTGCCGTTTGGTAAGAATCAAACGCATCCGCCTTTTTCTGCGCTGATTCAAGTTTGGAATTCAGGTCGCTTACAACCGTGTCGTATTCGCCCTTTGCTTCCAAATCCTTCAGCTTCCGGGATTCCTTTTCGTCCGTGATGGACTTCCGGATGTCCGAGAGTTCAGACTTCAGCGTATTCTTTTCATCGACCAGTTCCTTAAACCGTGCATAAGGCACTGTGTCAACGGACTGCTTTTCATCGGCAGCAGTTTTACCGGTGTCCTGTTTTTCGTCCTGGACTTTGACTTCTTGTTCACTCATGTTAACCTCTTGTTTGAGTTCATTTCCCTATATTGATTTCAATGGAATCACGCTCATATTCTTTCACGTTTGAATCCACCCTTTTATCAATTCTGTGTACAATATCGGCTTCAATCCGATTCAAAACTTTCTTGTCGAACAGATCATACCCTCGCCTTGCGTTTGATTCCGCTTTTGCCGCATTCACGCCAGAGAGTCCGATCTGTACAAAATCTTTTCCCACCTTCGTCCGCTTCAGTTCGTCTAACATCTTGCCGGTCAGCGTTAAGTCCACGAATGATGTTTGCGTGGATGAAATAGATGCACCCTTCTGCCCTGCTTTTCTGCTTGCTTTTGCTTCGGCGTAATCTTTTGAATACTTGCCCTTCAGGATTCCGCCACGTACATATTCACGCACCTTGTTTGCAGCATGATCGCCGATGTCCTTCCAGCTTCTTAACGGAACGGTCGGTAAATCTCTTGCTCGTAAAACTTTAGGCACGTGCAGCCACCTGATTTCTTAAATCTTTTTCCGGATACTGAGCCTGATCCGTATAAGGCACGAATTCATGCCGGCAGTTAAAATGTCCGCCGGATGTAAACGCATCGCCGAAACGTGAATCAATGTCCGCCATTGTCATCGGCCCGGCTGCCGAAATCTCTAAGCAAATATCACTTGTCCTGTCATCCACCGGTCCGTTGTAGATGTAAAGTTTGTCCTTCGGTGCATTGTTCGCCATGTCTCGCGTTACGGTGCGTGAGAATCTTCTGATGGAATCATTCACGATCTGATTCGCTGTTGTTTCACTCATTCCCAAGTTCAGCAATGATTCGGCGAATGCAGTTTCACTTTGCCTTCCGATAATGGATTCGATCATGAGCCGCTTCATGATTTCCGCCTGTTCGCCGATCTTGGATGAAAAGAAATCCGCATCCATCTTAATCAATGAATTGAGTGTGCTTTCCGGAACGGTAGCGAATGCTTCCATGCTTTTGAGCGTATTAATATAGTTCTTCGTTATTGCACCGAGTTCGCCGTTCAGTTTGAAATCATCCAGCAGCAATGTCTTCATGTCCAAGTCCACAAGTTCTTTTACAATCTGTTCAGGCGGCAGTTTGCTCGCCTCAAATCGTCCGTACATAGATGAAACAAGTTCCAAGACTTTTGTCCATGCCTTGCCAAACTTTTCTTCGTTGAATGCCGCGGCCATTATGCTTGTAAAATATCCACTAAGGACGGTGCTTCAGGCTGTACTTCCGCCTCTGTTAAAATTTCGTCTATTTCTTCATCGGTAAGTTTGTCCTGGTTCATCGACTTCATCACTTGCTTCTTGGTCATGAATCCGTTTGCCAGCATCCAATCGAAATGCGCGCGTTCTTCCGCTTTGTCCATCACTTGTTCCGGCTCTGCGAAATCAACAGCATAGTCATCGTCAATGTTTACGCCGTGAAATCCTGCTATTTCCCTGTCAAGTTGAAAGCGTGCGTGTTCAAACGGCCGCCAGATGTCATTCACCGATGCTTTGCGTGCATCCCAGTTTTCAATGTTTTCAATTTTTAACGCTATCCCGGAAGACGCTTCTGAATCCACAAATCTTGCGACAAGGTGATTGTTGAGTGCCGTTGATTGAATGATGGACTTCGCCACGTTCAGAAGTTTCTGCGGATCGCCGCCTTCCAATCTGTTGAGCGATGATCCTTCCGGAAGCATGATAACTTCGTCTATGCTTGCGCGAATCGGCGTGTCGTCATGCACGCCCGTTGCGTATTTAATACCAAGCGAATCAATCCGTGCAGCTATCATGATCTGCTGCATCAATATATCGAGATGCTCGTTTGCCGAAACAATATCCGACGCACCGCATTGGAAAAATTCATCCACAAGTTCGGGATCGCGGTGTGCGAATGTTACCGGAATGCGTCCGTACACATTGACACCTTCGTCATCCAAGTTCCAGACCTTGCCCTTCTGATCGAAACGGAAATGCTCTTCGTTGGACCAATACTCATACACCCTGTTCGTCCTGTCGTTCAAATTGGCAAGCGGATAATAGACTGCCATTACTTCCGTTGATCCGCTGACGAATATCGGCCAAAAGTATGGCAAGATGTCGTATTCAAGGTGATCGTCTTCCCATCGTGAAATAAGCCCCATGCTTCCCAAAAGGAACGTCATCTTTTCCATTTGCCTCATCTTGGAATCAATGTCCCTCGGCAGAATGTCGTTATATCCGTCATTCGATCTCAACGGGCTATCCTTGTAAGCCAGCGATCTGGCGTTTACCATCCGCTTGGTAATGTTGGATGTGTATAATGGAAGCTGAATGCCTTTTTGAAAATAATCTTTAATGTGCGGCTCATGTTCGCCCTCATAGAAGTCCACAAACTTCATCCTGCGTTTTAAGTTCTTATCGTCTGCACGGGCGATTTCCTGCTTGACCGATTTGAGGACAATGTCCCTTGATAGATCCGGGATAATCATGCCTGCCCCTGATGTAAATTTTTATAGAATTTCATAAGTGATTTCCTTACAAGTTTGCTCTGCGCCTTCGCCATTTTATTCTGGAATTTCCACGCGGCAATAAGGCCGATAATAAATAACACATTTAAGGTGATGGATATGCCGAGGATGAATTCTACCATGTCTGATAGCCCACCTTTCTTTCGCGGATCGGAAACAGCCAGAACACCGCGTAACCTATTGCGTCCGAGGCGTGCGTCTGTTCGAGGTCGCGCTTGTCGATGTCGTTGTTCCGCCAGACGTTCTGCTCAAAGTCCATCAATAGATTCGGCGCGTTTTCAATCGTCAATCTGCGTTCCTTTAGAAGTTTATTCACCGCATTCACCCTGTCCCTGACGTGCGGATTGGACTTCGGTGACAACACCTTGAAGCCGTGCTGCCGTAAAATGTCGTGATCGCTTAATGATGCGGATGTTTTTCGTGCGGATCCTGTTGCGTCCGGGTAGATGTTGATGCCGGGATATTTCTTCTGGACCGCTTCGGCCATGTCGTATGTGCCTGAGTTCTTCATTCTGAATTCATCGAAGACGTGCATTTCGTTCTTATTTGATGCGAAGATCAAACATGACATAGCATCCACGTTGAAGTCCATCGCCCCGGATATGGTCCATCCTTCAAGTTCCCTGTGTAAAACGTGAATGTCGCGGTCGAATTCTTTATACACCCGGCCCTGAGTCAGATTGACAAATTTTCCGTGTAAGTAAGCGTCGATCTGTTCCGGCGTGTATGCGCTTGTCAAATTTTCTTTATACTCGTCAGGAAGATGCGGATTGTCCAATGTGGAAGCGCGGACAGTTCCGATGTCTATCTTCTCTGAGTTTGTTAATTGAAAGCCCCAGTTTAATTGTTCCGGCGTTCCTGTTAAGAATATCTCACGCTGTTCTGCGTCCGGATGGCGTACCCTTGCAAGCATTTGATCGAATACATCGCGCTTCTGAATAAACGGCTCATCGATACCGCTCCAGCTCAAATTTGGTCCGCGAAGTGAGTCCGGCTTGTCGCCCGATCCGATCCATATGCGTCCGTTCCAATTTGAAATGATGAATTCACCCTTCAGTTGGTTGTAGGTATAATTCATGCCGGCTTTATCCATGATCTCTTTCAGCGTGATAATGATCGTCTTCTGACCCAAGTTGTGCGAAGGTGAAACGTACATTCCGGGCTGCGGTGCGTTTAGGTAAGACAGATACAGGCTTCTCAGCGCGCCGATGTACGTCTTGCCCGATCCGTAGCCGCCCACCATCAGCTTGACGAAGTTCGGAAGATCCCACCACCGCCTCTGATGCGGAAGCATGTTTTCTTTTAGGATTCGGAATTTCACTCAACGATGACTTCATCCTTTGTAATCTTTTGTTCAACGAATTCCTTCGGCTTGCCTTCTGTTCTGTCTGCAATAAACTGAACCGCCCAGGCACGGCCTTCTAAAGCGTATCCGAATACTTTGCTCATTACCACTTCCAGCTTGTTCTTGCTGCCGTCCTTCAATCCTTCTTCCTCACCGATCCTTCTTAATAAGTCTGGAATGGACTGTGATCCCTTTGGTCTGCCGTTTGGATTGCCGGATACACCCGGTTTGAATTGTCCGTTGGCTTTCCTGTTGTTTCCTGTTTCTTCAGGCACTTGCAGCCTCGAATCTTTCCGCCTTGTTTCCTGTATAATCTTCCCATCGTTTTACAATTACATCGCAATAGTGTTCATCTATTTCCATGCCGTAACATTTACGATTGGTCTTTTCACAGGCTATGAGCGTTGAGCCAGAGCCGAGAAATAAATCGAGAATTAAATCACCCTCTTTTGATGAGTTTTCAGTTGCTCTTAATACTATTTCGACAGGCTTCATTGTTGGGTGGAGCTTGTTTGCGACAGGTTTATTCTCAAGCCATAAAGTTGATTGGCTCTTGTCCCCATACCAATTATCCGACTTCCCCTTGATATGGCAATAAAAAATAGGTTCGTGTTGAAACTTGTATCTTCCAAACCCCCATGCGAAGGTGTTTTTACCCCATACGATTTGATTCCTAACCTCAATGTCATAATCGTTTAACACTTGCTCTGTTACCATCTGCCAAGACGAAGCATGACATATATAAAATGATCCCCCCCCCTTAACAAATTTTTTATAATTTCCAAACACTTCGGATAAAAACTTCACATACTCATCTTCAGACATAGCATCATTCTTAATTGTCATTTTTTCATTCGTTCCACCTTCATAATCGACATTATAAGGCGGATCAGTAAACACCATATCAGCCTTCTGTCCATCCATCAATCGTTCAACATCTTCCTTCTTGGTTGCATCCCCGCACAATAAACGATGCTCTCCCAATAGCCATAAATCACCAGTCTTGGTAACGGCTTCTTCTACTTCGGGAATTTCGTCATCGTCAATCAGTCCTTCGGTGGGTTCATCTTCGTAGAATTGCAGTTCATCATCGGTAAATCCCCACTCAGTCAGTTCGCCCACATCAAAGTAATTCGCTAAAGCATCGAAGTCCCATTCACCGACGTTTTTATTTAGGCGGATGTTCAATTCTTTTTCCTTGTCCGGATTCAGATCCACCTCTACACAGGGAATATCCTTCAATCCCAAATCTCGCGCTACTCTCAGCCTTTGATGTCCGCCGACCAGAATGTTTTTTCTGTCTTTATGTGTATTCACAATTAACGGATCAACAATTCCGAACCGGGACATTGAATCCTTCAAATTATGATATTGCTCTTTTGTTAGCTGACGCGGATTGTATTCTGCTTCAATCAATTTGCCGATCGGATAATAAACTGTTTTCATTTTGCCTGTTTTTTTATAGGACAATTCCCCGTTTTTGAAATTCCTGACGTATTTATTTCGGGCCGTGTCGGCCATAGTCTGTGTCATGGAATCCTTTTCCGTTCAGGATGAAGTTGGAAGATGTGATGATGCGTTCTGTTTTAAGTGAATTGCAGTTCGGACATTGTTCGCTATGCGCGTCATTCATGGCGCGGATCGTTTCAAAAATCCACGCGCAGCGTTTGCACTTGTAATCGTATCGTATCATCTAAGGCCTTAGAGGTACGCCGGCCGTTCCTTTTATCGCCTAAGTAATGCCTGTTATGCAGGCGGTGCGAGTGAGGAAGCCGGAAGCCTCTTCACTCTATTGTCATGAATTAAACGGTCTGGAAGTGCTTACAGGCCCGGTGGAAGGCTTGTGATGCGGCTTGAGGTGATATACCTTTTAAGTCGGCTATCCCGGTAAAAGAAAAGCCCTGTATGGTGTGCATATACACGATGTCTCTCTGTAATTCAGATAGTTCGGGCCACGAAGACTCGGTGGCTTTTGCAAATTTCAGTTCATCAGAATCGTATTGATCCCGGTGATATAAGTATTCTACGGCCAATTTGAAGACGTTTAATCTTTTGACCGCCTTTTGTGCGAGTTCGGCGTTTTCTTGGTTATATCCTTGATCCACGTTTCTTCTTTTTTTTGTATTGAATTGCCGTGCGTCCGTGCTTTTTCAGCCACTCGTTTTTATCATGGCGTTTTCTTTTTCTCAATTTTGCATCCTTATTCGGCATCCAAAGCCCTTTTCGCTCTGTCGCCTTTGTCCAGGCTGATCTTTCTGCGGTCTATTTCAGCGTCTATTTCGTAATGCTTTCTGTTGGCGTAGAATTCAAGAGCGTCGCGCAGCTTCTTGTTCAGAAGCAAAAGTTCCTGGCATTGTTTACAGTTGATCAATTAACCTATCCCCTACAGCCTCAACCACAGGCACACTTACCGCGTTACCAAGTTGCTTGTATCTTTGCGCGTCAGATTGCCCTTCTGTCCATCCATCCGGAAATCCTTGCAGCCGTTCACATTCTGTTGGCGTTAGTCTGCGAATAGCTGATTTATTTTGAATAAAACCACCTTTTTTAGCTGCATTTATTGTTGGACTCAAACCATTCTCGCTATAAACACGCCTTGACGATTCAAATTCAACCTCTTTTTCGTAGATGCTTGTCACTTCTTCATCATAAGTATCGTCAAATTGTAATAATACTTTGAGTTTTACCCATATTTCCGGACTTGGGACTGCCCTGTATTTATCGCTACGAAAATAGTGTTCTATTTGGGTTTTGGGCAGTTGAAGACTCTCTGCAATTTCTCGAATGGTTTTATTGCCCTTATTTTCTTTTAAATATTCATTGATTTCTTCAGGTGTATCGAATGCCCTTTTTTTTGCTATAATTTTCAAATCACCTATTTTTATCAACGGAATATGTCCACCCCCTTGTGAAGTGTTTAGGGTTGATGAATATCCATTGTAAAATCTCAATCTTTTTTCTTTTCTCCTCATTGATTCATCAATAAATATGGCCTCAGTTGATTGGTTTGTTTCTCCGATAGGAAATATTTCATCTCCACTTCCTTCTCCAAAACATCCGACAAGATATATTCGCTCTCTATTTTGGGGTAAAAACCAGCGTGTATTAAGCAGTTGCCATTCAAGTCGATAGCCCCCAATGTCGGTAAAGGCTTTGATAATTGCCCAAAAGTCTCTGCCATCGTTGCTGCTGAATGTTCCTTTAACATTTTCCCAGATAAAAAAATGTGGTTTGCAGTCAGTGATGAGTCTAATTGCTTCCCCAATAAGGGATGATCTGTTTCCGCCAAGTCCAGCCCGCTTCCCTGCGATGCTAAAATCTTGACAAGGTGAGCCGAAAGTGATAATGTCGATTTTTGGTAAATCTTCGTGTCGAATAGCTCTAACATCGCCTAAATCCACCGCATCGGGAAAATTCTTTTTGTATGTTGCTTTTGCATATTTGTCAATTTCACTAAATCCAACCCAATCAAACTCAAACCCTGCCTGTTCCAGCCCAAGATGGAATCCGCCTATGCCTGAGAATAGGTCGAGCATTTTCATTCATCCGCCCACCACAGATAAACTGCCGCCGCTATCACGCCCCAACCGATGATTTCTAAAATAAGTTCTAACATCTCGCCATCACGATCATTGGATTGTCCAATCTGTTTTCCCAAAAGAACAGAATCAGTTCTTCTGCCTTGTCAAGATCGGGAAATTGTAGAAATTGCAGTATCATAAAATCTCACAGGAAAGCCCTGGACGGCACGCCCAGCCAACCGCGTATGTTTGCCAGCCTTTTTAGGCCTTCCTGCAAATCGGACAAATCTTCCGTTCCTTTCCTAATTTTTCAAAATCAGAATAATGTTCAATTTCAACATCATTGAAAATTTTCACAAATTCCCAGCATCTATTGCAATTTGAGCAATACTTCACTTCTTTATCGCACCGGCGCGCATCGTTGTTTTGATAACGTTTCGGTTTGCCATAAATGGAATGATATGCCGAAAGCCTGTCAATAGCCCATTGAATACTCATGATGCCACGCTTCTGTAATTCGTTTTGACTTGGACCGAATTCTTTTTGTGCCGTATGTAAGGCGTTTTGCATCCTTCGCATCTATACACCGGAAACTTATTTGCACCCGTGAGATACACGGCTTCCGTTTCGTCGATATTTTCACAAGCGCAATTCGGACACACATCCATATCCAATAGAATTCCCAAATTCGGATGATTCTTGATGTACGGCCTGACTTTCAGATACACTTCTTCGAGGCCGAGAACATCGTGTTCGTTGTAGGTGTTCATCCGGTCGAGTGCTTCCTTTTTTCCGTCCCGGCAATCCACCCAAAGCTGAAAATCCGTCTTCAATTTTTGTTCCAGCTTGAAATGTTTCGTTAAGAAATCCTGTTTATACGACACGAATGCGAAATGCCTTTTGGCAACCTTCAGCGTGTCGATCGTTTTATACGGCGAAGGCGGATCCATGCCGTTGTCTAAAAAACGTGCGTTTAATTTGCGGATGTCGAACCGGTCGCCGTTGTGTGCGATAACAATATCAGCTTCATCCAATAATTTCCAGATGGATGTCAATACGCGCTTATCGTCTCTTGCCCTTGCTTCGGACGGCGTTACAATGTCGCTCATGATGTCGCCGTACAGCCACTTTGCCGCCCAGCTTAGAACAAACCAGCTTTTTTCGTTCCCGTTCTTGTCTTTTATTATATTCGTGTGCGGAATCCGTTGCTTGAATAAGCCCCAGACATACACTTCCATCAGGGCCGTTTCAATATCGAACAAGAGAATTTTCGGCATAATTCCGCCGGCGGTGTATTCCGGTGTGGAAAAATATCGCGTGCAGACGTTGCAGGTCCATCGCTGCAATCCCTGACGGATGCCTCTTTTTTTGACGTGCGTGCCGGCACAGTTAGGGCAAATGGCTCTCATGGTTGTTCCTTTGGTGTGTGAGTTATGTGCAGATCGTTGTTCCATTCTATAAATTTTGCATGAAATTCATCATATCTCATGCCACCCCTGATAGTTGTGAAATTGTTAAAAGACCCTCCACACCCTTTTTTTTCACCATCGCAATCTATCTTGCGAAACCAGTTTGCTTTTTTCCCTTTTGAATTTTGTCTTGTATTTAATCTATCTTCATAGACAAATACTATTTTATATCCGAGATCGCTCACATCGCTATATTCAACCCATGATTCCCATTCTATATTTCTGGACGCTTTATATTCAATTAAAATTGGTTCACACCAACTTGTCCAGAATATTTTATCAGTAACATGGCTAAATTTTGATAATTCATGCAAATCGTCATAAAATTGGTTTTCAAATCGAACGCCAACATTCAGTCTGCTTTCAAAATCCACTAATCTGCGATCCTGTTTTTTGTCATTTTAATAGAATCAAAATCAATATCTGAACCGATGAAATAACATTCATTGTTCAATGCTGCCAGTCCGGTTGTACCACCACCACAGAATGGGTCAAATATTTTATGTCCTGGTTTACAGAATGCTTTTACTATATCTGAGAAAGCATCATAATTTTGCCCCCAATAATGTTTTGTTTTATCATCTCCTGTGGATTTAAATACATCATTTCCGATATATGAATTATTTGATTCTCCTTTTGTAAACCATAAAAGAGGCTTCCATCCAGTTGCCAATTTTCTGGCATGAATATTGTTATGACCACCAAGCACTAATTCACAACATACCCAGTGATATTTTAAATACATTGATAATCTCTCAAATATTTCTGGTAAATAAATATGACCTGACAAAGCCAAACATGATCCGCCTGGCTTTAATACGATTGATGCAGTTTTTGATAATTCTGAATAAGTATCAATAAATTCATACGGATAAGGCGGATCCGTAATAATTACATCAACAGAGTTTGGTCCAAGTATTTCCGCCATTTCTTCGCATGATTTATGATATAACTCATATCGTTCCGTTTTGTCTGGTAAATCTTCACTAAGCTGTGCAATATCATGTTCACGTTTATATGTAGATGCTTTCCGGTCTAATTGTCTGTGTTCTAATGTTCCGCCAGGATTGACAAGTTTCAGATTTTCTGTTGTTTTTTCTTGTTGTCTTTTGTTCTTGATGAATACACTTGTCAATCTTGTTGTCTTTTTAGCTGGATATTTCTTTCCGTCTTTTCCGGTTACAAAGTCTGGTTGAGTTGGTCCATTTGGACTAACTGATCTTTTTACAGTTGTTACACCAACTCCACTTGCATCCGCAATAGACTGATACGTCATTCCGCTTTTCCGCATTTCTTCCCAATGCGGTTTCATTTGTTCTGTAGTTAGATGTCTGCGAAATATATTTAACCGCCGGACATGATTAAACTTCTCATCTTCACTCATTCCCCCTCGGACCAAACGCGGATAATCTTCGATCTTTATGCCTGCAGATTTTAATTCATTCCAAATTTTTATACGGTGATGTCCGTCTAATGTGTTTCCATTTTCGTCTATTTCTACCGGTACAAGTATTCCGTTTTCTGCTATATCTGCCTTTAGTAGCTCAAATTCATTCGTACTTAATTCCGGAAATAATTGATATTGGCTCATTCTGTTTCCTTTATTTCTTCTAAAAGTTCCTGTAATTCAAAATTCTTGAATTTGCGTGTTTGTTTATGTCTGAAGCGCAGTTCGTCAAACTTTTCCTGCCCGAATTTTTCGATGTACCACCGGAAGTACGGCCATTGGTCAGATCCATGTGAATAATTACACGGCCAGCATTGTGTATGACAGTTGCCGTCGCTTGATACGTCCCACCTGGTCGAATAATTTTTCCGTGTGAAAATATGACCGCAGCCGAGGCGTTCATGAGAGCCGCATTGAACACAGCATTTGTCGCGTTTTCTGACGTATTCTGAGACGGCGCGGTCAAGATTGCGCACTAATGTTTTGCGTGATGGTTTTCTTGGCATGTGGTCTTTCGGGTATGAGATCGGCAGCGTGGCAGTCTGACGATGTTTGTAAACTTTTAAGCGTTGGATAAAAAAGCTGATTGCTGCACTTGGAACAATAAGCTACATATTCGCCGTTCGGCGTTTTCTTAAATTTCGTTTTTTCCCGCTTCGGCGCGGCATATTTGTCAATTCCCTGTTCGCATAAATACCGCAAATCCCTGATGCCGCTTTCCTTGTCGCCTAAAAAAGCATCCACAAGCGTTTCCGTTTTGTCGGTCCACCGGATCAGCATTCCTTCTATGTGATGTCTGTAAGCCGGATAATGATCTTCCATTAAGCCGAAACGATTGCGCAGCTTGTCAAAAAGATGCTTTTGAAATTCAAAGTCGCGCGCGTTTTCTTTCTTTCTTTCTTTTTTTACATTCTTTCTTTCTTTAGGTGTTGCAGTCAATTTGTTGTCAATTTGTTGTGAGTGTGCAGTCAGTGTGTTGTCAGTGTGTTGTGAGTTCTGGTAAGTCTCGTATTTACAGATACTTAGGTGTGTGAAATCCTGAGTGTTTTTTTTCAATATCATTCCATCTTTTTCCAAAAGATGTAAAAAGTGTCGAACACGCCCTACGGACATATCCCATCTTTTAGCCAACGCACCCAGGCTTGTTGCAAGTTCGCCGCGCTTAACAACGACAAGCGCATTGTTGTATAATTTCTTTTTTTCCCGGTGATTTGCGCGGACCAAAAGGTCTATCCATGCGCGGAAATAATCCGGCTTCTGGAATGTCCAATGCTCAATGGCGGATCGGTCTAATTTGATCCAGCCGTTCAAAAATTGCCCTCCGCTATTGCTCTCAAGACCTGAAAAAGCATATACCAGAATGCGAATTTAAGAATTAGGCTTTCGCCCTTTGTCATGTTCCCCTGTTTGCGGATTGATGTTCCTTTCATGTTCTTCCTCGTATGTTGAATAGGTGATGCGGAAGCCTCGCAGTTCCGCTAAAGCGATGACATCCTGCCGGAATTGTATCAAGTCCTCTTCCGTTGCTGAGGATGATGTGTTGAATCGTGTTACGTTTATTGTTGGCATGTGGAATGATTCGGGCGGCCCTTTACAAAGGAGTGGGAGGTATGACGTTTGAGCCGCCCTTTTCACTAACCAGAAAATTCATCATATTCTTTTTGAAATTTGTACGGATACGAAGCCACATCTGCGATCTGCCGGGCGTTGAATTCCTTCGTTTCGATCAGCCAGTTCAAGAAGAACGGCCAGTCGTCCCCTTCCCACCAGAATTTTTTAAGTACAAAACCCGTAAGCGTTTTATCAGAAGTTTTAGATCCGCTTCCGGCCATGTGTCCAGAGGTTCGTCCGAGATCGACCTTTTCGCGCGCAAGGTCTGAGGCAAAGGTAAATGCGTCTGTGCTATGGCGTATTTCCTTATCCATTTATCCCTCTTCACTTCGTCTTTGTATCATTCCGGAAAGTTTTTCAATCGCGTCGGATGCTGCCTTTTTGGAATGTCCCTGCGGATCCGCAAGCCAGCCTTCCGTCGTTGTCCGTTCTTCATCCGAAACGTGATGGCTTTGGATCATTTCACGCAGCTTGTCTTCCTGCGTCTTCGTCATGAAGCCGTTTTTCTTGGCTTCAGCCTGGTCTTTTACGCTTGCCGGACGCTTTGTTTTCTGCTGACCAATGGCATTCGCCACTTCATCTGCACTTGCGTATTCGGTCCCGGCGTATCCTGCGGCAGCCAATGCCCTTCCGATGGCTGACGTTTCGCAGTTTTCCAACGCGGATGTCTTATTGATCTGCGACGATCCTTCCTTTTCGTATGCGTGTCCGGTGTAAGACTGCACCGATTCCTTTTCCGAAATCGTGAGCGTCGCTTTCATGATGACAATTCCGTTTTCAAACGAAATGACATCCGTGTTCAGCGAATAATTGCCGCGTCCGATCTCAGTCTTCAGCGATTGCATCCGTTCGGCAACCGTGAAGTATTCTTTTCCGTGTATGTTTACTGGCATGATGTCCTCACTTCCTTTTTTGCTTTTTGTTCAAATTCTCTCAGAAGATATTTCATATTAGAATACTCCTCCCATCCAAGCCCCTCTTCGTCGTATAGAATTGCGATAATTTTGTTTATTATTCTTCTTATGTCGTCCGTATCGAATTTTGGTCCACTTATTTTCTCAGTATAGATTTCGTCAATACATTTGTAGCACATCCTTTCATCGGTGTCGCCGCCCTTGTCATCGTAATAATCTTCGCATTCGATACATGTGTAAAGTTCTGCCATGTTTGTCCTCCTTATTTAATTTTGAGCCGTGTTCCTTGCACAAGTTCCGCGCCAAGCACACCGCCGTTTTTAAGTGCGTCTTTTATCTTCTTTTTGTCAAGTTTGATGACCGTTTCTTCGGATTTGTATTCATCCGGAACAAGTTCTTCCGATTGGATTTCCACTTTCGGCGGATTATTTACCACCGATAAAACAAAGTGCGGCGTTTCAATTTTCAAGATTCCGCACGCTTCCATATTGTCTTTCAAATAAGTCCGGATCCGTTCAGCCTTGTTTTCAAGTGCCTTCCTTCGCTTGGCCATGTTCTTTTCCGCTTCCTTAATTCCGGCGATCGTATTTTCGATGTTGCCGATAAAAAAGCCGATGTTCATGGACTTGTATTCAAGCTCGCCCTTCAGCCCTTCAAGTGTGTCTTGAACGGCCTCGTCATCAGCATCAACAAGTTCTTCAAGTGCCTGGAATTCACTTGCTATTTCATATAGTTTCATGTTTTTTCCTTTCGTCCTCTTGCCCTCTGTTGTAGGAATTCGCCCCAAACAAAGCGGCAACAAAAAAGCCGAACATTGTTCCTATAAAAAAACTTACCATTCGTCCGGCTCGTTAATATCCAGTTGAAATCCGCAGTCATCACACATCAGCAATTCCTCAAGTCCGGTGTCTGCTTCTTTCTTTTGATATGTCGTTTCATTGTGTTCGCATCCGGGAATGCAATTTTCGCACCAGAAATAATCGTAATCAGAAGGCAATGCACATCCGCAGCGTTCACATAGTTCGCCCTCGTGGTATACCTTCAAATCAGGTTCGGTGAGTAAAAAGTGTTCCATGACTTTTCCCATGATTTTGTCCTCTCATGTTATTGGCCCGACGCTCGCGAGTGGATCCGAGGACGCAGATCCGCCGAGCCTGTTATTGTATGTCCTCATTGTCCGCATGGTTTGTGGAATCAGTTATTTTTTACGCCTTTTTATTCGTTCAATGGCCTTCGATTGATGACCGATTTGTCTGAGATACAGTCCGCGAACAGCAAACAATGTTTCAGAATCGCCTTCATCACATTGTTTCTGAATTGTTTGCTTTTCAATGTCAGACATATTTGCGTTTTCGATTGTCTTTTTTATTTGTCCTCGTGTCATGATTGTCCTCTTTTATTTCAGGTTAGTGTTAATGAAAGTATTCAATGCGGATTCAGGAATGCGGATTGTTCCGGTGTCCCCAAGTCTCAGATGTCGCATTTTCCCAAGATGTACAAGGCGGTAAATTGTAAAACGGCTGATATTCAAACGCTTGGCCACCTCGTTCACCGTTAAAAATTTGTCGTTAATCATATATGTTTTTCTGTTTAATTTGTGTCAAATGTTGTTTCGTTATTGTCAATTTACATTTTGTAAATGATATATGTCAAGAGAAATTGTAGAAAAAATCATATTAGAGATTCGGCATAAGTACGGATTGAAAAACGACGGCGAAGTTGCTGCCAAATTAGGCGTATCTCGGCAAATGCTGCACAATTACAAGGTTGCAGGCCAAATTCCGCAGAAATATCTTAATCCAATAGGAATTGATATGTCGGATGACAAATTGTCAATGCCGGCGGAAATTGGCAAATTGCCCGTTGTCGGTATCGCACAGGCAGGACCGGGCATATTTTCAACAGACGGCGATTATCCGCCAGGCGATGCGGATGAATACATTTCGCGTCCGCACGGAATAAAGGACACGCAGGCGTTCGGGATCATTGTAAAGGACAGGTCCATGATGCCTGCTTTTCGCAATCAGCAGCGCGTCGTGGTAAGCCCGAATGTTCAGGTGGAAAATTCGGATCGCGTCGTTGTCGGCTTGAAAGACGGAAAAAGGTTGATCGCCGAATGGCATAAAAAAGACGGACATGTAGAATTGGTAAAATACAATGCGGACAACATCGTGGTTGAATTTGATGATATTGAATTCGCGTATAAAATTGTCTGGTCGCGTGAGTTATGAGTAAACTTGTCAAACGCGGAAAAAAGTATTATTACCGATCCGGCTATGAATTCTTTTCCTTAAAAACGGAAGTCAAAAGCCGGGCCGAAGTAATCAAAAAGAAATTAGATGAACAAAAGGAATTGGAACGCTTCGGCATCTTCACGCCTTCCGATATTTCCGTTAAAGATGCGAAAAACGAATGGATTCAATTTGTGAAATTCGACAAGTCCGATGCCTGGTGGAAGTCGAACACGCACAAAATAGAACGCTTCGTAAATGAGTTCGGCAGCCGTCCGATCGCTTCCATCCACGCACGCGACATAAACAGCTATATTTCAGCCTTAAAACAAGGCCATGCGCCGAATACGGTGCTAAACTACATGAAGCCGATCCGCCAGTTGTTCAAATTCGCCGTTTCCTGTGGCTATATCGAACGAAATCCGCTTGAGTCGGCACAGCTACCGAAGGCCGAGGAAAAACGCCGTTTCGAGGCGATTTCAAAAGACATTCTTTTAGACATATTTAATGATGAAAGCATCGAATTGAAACATCGGCAATTCTGGATGTTATGCTATTACACCGGGCTGGATTCGGGCGATGCCGGAACGCTTGAAAAAGTCAAGAACGGGACAATTCAGATCAAGCGTAAAAAGTCAAATGTTCCGGTGCAGATCCCGAAGCATTCCAAATTGAATTTCGACATTGAAAATATCATGCCTTCCAGGAACAAACGATCGCATTCATCCAAACTTTTGAAAAGAAAATTAGCGGAACACGGAATTCGCGGATCCATTAAGAATTTGCGCGCTTCGTTCATTTCGCATTTGCACGATGCCGGGCTTTCGGCTCAGGATATTAAGATCGCGGTCGGCCACACATCCGAAAAGATGACGGCGCATTATACCACGAAAAAGCTGGAAGCCGTCCGAAAAGTGATCGAAAAAATCTGACAAAAATCTTACAGTTTTCTGTAAGTCTCGCAATATCAATAAGAAAAACGGCCTGTCAAGCCGGAGGTCGCGAGTTCAAGTCTCGTCAGTCCCGCAGTCGAAAAAGCCTGTTTGTCGTCGATAAAAAGACGGATGCAGGCTTTTTTATTTGTGTTCATTGTTTTGGATAATTTGATGTAATTCGCAAATGTATGCGACAAAATTCGTACAAAATTCGTACAAAAAGACGGAGGCTTATTGCTCTATAAGATTGATAGAAGTCGAAAAACGCTGATGCGCCACTTCGGTCATATCTAATCCTGAAGCCATCCGGACGAAATAGGTATTTGAATCATCATTGAATAAAAATGGAACGTCCAATGAAACGATGTCGCGCATGGTAATCAGGTCATCCTTAAAAGATGAAGACATATTGGACCATGTAAGCGTCCAGCTTTTTTTCGTGTCTGCAAGCCGTTGCGCGTATTGTTTGCCGGAATAGGCTTCGTTTATGTTTGTCCTGGCGTTTCTGCTTTCGGCAAT